TAGTCCACAGGTCATTTAATTTGCTTTGAACGCCGTTTTTACCGTTTGCGCCCCACCATAGCGCAGCCGCCCAGTCGGTGAAGCCAGTCCAGGCGCCTGTAATGCCGTTCCATAACTGCGTGCGCTTGGATGAATCTGTAACCCAGGAGGTAAGCCACGTCCAGAAGCTTGCCAGATACGGGGTTACAGCCCCCACCAAATTGCCCGCCCACTTCCAGGCAAAGTCCCAGGTCTCGGTGATGCCCTTCCATAGCTGTGTACGTTTGGCCGGGTCTATGACCCACGAGGTCAACCACTCCCAAAACTGAGAGAGATAAGGCTTTACAGCGTCCCCGATGTAGCCCGCCCACTTCCAGAAGAAATCCCAAGTGGCGACGATCCCATTCCATAAGGTCGTACGCTTGGACTGGTCCGTTACCCAGGACGCCAGCCAGCCAAAGAAAGCGACAAAGTAGGGCGAAACAGCCGCCGCGATCCCACTTGCCCAGTCCGAGATGAATGTCCAAGTTGTAGAGATGGCAGTGAACAGCTTGGTGCGTTTCTGGTCATCGGTGAACCAGGTAGTCAGCCAGGTAAAAAACTCACCCAGCTTACCCCCGACCCAAGTGGCAACCGCCCCACCCCAGCTTGCCAGCGCGCTTATCCATGCGGGCAAGTGGTCCGTAACCCAGCCCAGCATATCGCCAAAGATGCCAGACGCCAGCGCCCAGACATTGGCCATGATCGTGCCAAACGCGCTGATTGCCGGGTGAACATCTGGTCCCCAGCCCGTAATCTCGGCAATCGCCTCTTTGCCGAATGAACGAATCGAGTTGATCACAGTGCCTAGCGGCCCGGTTAAAAGACCGAATGAATCGAACCAGTTTGAGAACATCCATTCAAGTTTGGCCAAAACCGCACTGATTCCGCCTGTATCAAAAGCGTTCCAGAGTTCGTCAACCGCGTCAGCAGCTACACGGATACCGGTTGCGAGTTTGCCGGCCCAAACAGCAACCTTGGGCGCAATCCCAGTCAAGAATTTTGACGTGTGTTGCGTCATCTTCTGCCATAGGGGCAAAAACGCCTTGCCGATTGTCGTGGTGATATTGGTCCATTGCGCGTTGAGAATGCGCGTGCCATTCGCAAGCCCGTCCGACGTTCTGGCAAAATCGCCTTGCGCCGCCGTGGTCTGTTCATATATGGCCTTTTGCGCAGCGAGAATCTTCTGTTGAGGGGTTAGCGCATGTTTGGTTGTGCTGACGATCCCCAGTTCAAGCGCTTTTTGGCGTAGGGTCGCATCATCTAGTAAAACCCCATACTTGCGGATTGGTTCGGACTCCCCACGCAGCGCTGCCCCGATGGCATCAATGGCATCCTGGGGACTGGTATTGCTGAAACTGGCCATGTCAGATGCCAGTTTGGTAAAGCCGATGGCGAAATCGTCTAGTCGGTTGCCACTTAGCCCAGCGCTTTTACCGAAGGTGGCGAAAGTACTGGCAGCGTCTAGCGCCTGTTGTTCGGTCTGGCCTAGTGCGAGGTCAGCGGTCTTTGCCCAGTCCGTAACGGTCTTGCTGGTGTCGCCAAAGAGAACTTGTGTCTTGGAAACCGTTTCGTTTAGGTCGCTGGCATCATTGACAAAGCTGCGAATGGACTTCGCTGCATAGTCTAGCCCTTGTTTGGCGAGGTCGATACCGATGCTGGTAACACCAGATAGGGCGTTACCAGTGGCGTTAATAATGGTGTTCGCGCGCAACATCGATTTCTCGAAGTTCGTGGTGTCTGCCGCTACACTGGCAAACAGTGAAGCTATCTCAATTCCACCCATTACCCGATGCCCCGTTTGTGTTGCTGTTCCAGTCGCACCGTCGCCAAGCGCCACCTGTTCCAAAAATAGCTTTCAAAGCCCGACAAAGGCCCCGAAACACCCGTTAATAACTGCCTGACGGTTTGCCCCATGTCTTGCGCCATCTTGAACAGCGCATAGTTCTCAGTGGCCAGCATTGCCGCCGATCCGTCGTTTGCTTTGACTAGGAACCATTCCCAGCTTTTTTTTCCAGATCGCCATCTTGTTTCAGGCCAGACAAGGTCAAAATTTTGTTGCCGAGTTCAACAACAATGCCTTGTTGCCCGCGCTGAATCGCCTCAACATCAGCAGCGTCCAGTTTAGGTTCAACCACACATAGCGTAATCGCCTCGCACATGACCGCGGCCCCATCGTTGCCGTGTTTGCGTTGCAATTCGTTTGACTCCAAAAGCGTCAGGCCGCGTACTTTCACCGTACCGACCCCCGGCAATTCATAATCCACCGGAATCCCGGCCAGCGCTGCGAGAAAGTCACTTTTATTGATATAGCTACTCATTACCTATCCTTTGTAATCCTAGCGATTCTAAAATCTACCCTCTAATGCCCTGTTTGGCTGGCTACAAAGGCCGTACAGAAGCTTACAAGCCACCCGCGTAGGTGTAGACCTTAGCTTCTAATTTGGCCCTTGTAGCGGTTTACTACGAATGCGACGGCTGCCCACTGACCTGGAAGTCAAAGCTGGTCTCGCCCTTCCCGCTATTGCTAATCGACGGCCCATGCCCCGTAATGAAGGCAGTCCCAATCGTCCAATAGCTGGACGGCCCATCGTACAACCGCAAGGCAATGGCCGATCCGCCAAGCATTGCATTGCGCAAAGACGTTTGCTGTGCGTCGCTGGTGTCCAAGTTGCCGCTAAAACTCCCAGTGGCATTGCGTAAACCGGCGATGTAGTTCTGCCATGCCTCACCAAACGCCGTTGTTTCAACCGGGCTATGGGAGAGATTCAAACTCCATTCAGTGATTGCCCCCACCAGCGCCGTCCCACCGGTCATATAGACGACCGATCCCGCTGTACCACTTACTGCGTTACCCATTGAAAATTACTCCTACGAAGCCCACGCTTCGATTCGATAGATACCCCCGACGTGCCAATACCCATCAGGATCGCGATAGGACAGCGTAGATGTTCTCCTACACCGAATGAAATTTAAACCCACAGCACTTAATGGTGCGTCCTGCATTGCCGTGTGTATGTGTCCGTAGAGACTTTGCGCCTCTCCTATGAGTTTATCTCTAGACACAATTTTTACGGCGTAGTCAGCAACGATGCCACCAGCACCACCATCCGCAAATGTGTTTTCGTCTACTGCATTTTGCCGCTGAAAGATACAGTAAGGCGCATTTGTTCCTTGGGGCGCCAAGGTGTTGTAAACCCCCACAGTCCCTTGACTCGACAAGCGGCTATAGATCGCACTACCGAAAGCTGCAAAGTCGTTAAGCATCAGTCACAACCCCTTTGAAATACTTAGCCAGGTTGCGCCGCACCTTTGCCACTGCCGGCCCCAGATACGGTTGCGCCGCCATTTTGGATGTACCAAACTCGACAAACGCCCCATGATCCGCCCCTACGACAACCGTGTGATCATTGCCGTCCACCTCGACACGGATGCTGTCTCGGAGTTCGCCCGTATCCACCGGCGCGTTCTCTCTGGCGAGTTCTACAATGTCGCTGGCGATCTCTTCGGTCGCCGCGCTTGTGTTTTTCCCCAGGTTGCGCAAGATGGCGTCTAGCTTGCGGGTGTCCTTTTTGATCATCAGATAAAATTCCTGTGTTCTGGTTCAGCCAGCACAGCGTCAAGCGTGATATTTGCGATATGCCCGCGACACATTACACGGCAACCGCTATCTACAGCACATGGCCCGCCAGACCGCGCCCAGACTTCTGCAAAAGTCTCGACTGATAGGTCGCCAAGTAGGGCGTCCGGTCGTTCTCTCTTGTTCGTGCAACGCCAGACTTTGCCATTCGGCGTGATCACCGTTTGCATCGCAGACCAATTGCAGACTGGGTAATTGTGGCCAGTCCAGCCCTGGTACATATTGAAGCGCCAGGTATCCGCCACAACGAAAGGATCATCCTCATAGAAGCGTAGGCAGTGAACAGCCTCACTAATCCAATCCGTATCCTCTACCACCCGCCCCGGCGCTGCCTGGTCATAGTTGATAATCGGGCGAAACTGAACGTAATCGGCGCCAAGTTCCTTGCCCAGTGCGACCATCGAATCAACATCGCCATAGTTGCCAGCATGTAAGAGGAAACCTACTCCGACTGTAGCTTTACCTTCCGCTGCCACCAGGTTGCGGATACCAGTCAGCACGTTTTGGAAACGATCTACGCCCTTGCTGGCCTTAAATGTTTCCCGGAAACATTCATCCAAGCTGACATAGACAAAAGTCAGGTTGTGTTTCAATGTTTCCGCCAAGACTGGCGTGATATGCCCGCCGTGCGTGTATAGCCCCTGGTCAAGCCCCAAATCCGCCGCATATCTCACAATATCGGCAAAATGTGGGTGCAATGTCGGTTCACCGCCACCAGTCCAGGTCACAGACTTGACCCCCGCTTGCGACAACTGGCGTAAAATACTGTAGGCCAGTTCGACACTCATCAGATCGCCACCCAAGACTGCCCCGTCTGGTTTTGCCCGCTTGCCAGTCAGTGGCCCGCGAGTGTGCGTATAGGCAAAGTGACACCACTGGCAACCGTGTGAACAGCGATTACTCAGGTCAATCTCAACATTCACCGGTGCATTCGTGTTACCAGTCGCACGCAACTGGGCAATTCGGTCTGAATGATAGAGAACTTTAGACCGCGGGTTAATAAAACTCACCCTACACCCCATGTTTTTCCATGAAATAGCGCACATTATGCGCTTCACTATCCCAGTAGTTCGGAATCAGCCCGAAACGTTGTTTCTGGTCCAAGTGAGTGAATGGAAACGACGGACTATGAACCAGGTTATACCCTGCTTTAATGGCCGACGTGCTGAAATCGACATCTTCCCAGGATGAAACCTGGTAGTTTTCGTCCCAGCCGCCCAGTGTCCGCCAAATAATGCCAGAAGTGACGACACACCAGCCCTCAAGGTATGGGATTCGTCCCTCAACCCGCTTCAAGCAAGGCCCGATAACCACATCGACCGGCGTTTTACCCAGTCCAGAGATGAATGGCCCTGTACACAACACATCATTACTCAAGACAACATACCAGTTGCATTGCCCAGCGATACGCGCTGCCGTGTTAATAGCCGCCGCATAGCATAATCGTTCGGTTCGATGGACAAACGGCAGCGCTGGATAGGGCGTTTCGCTGGCATTGTCGATAACCACGATCTGACAAGTCGGTTCGTATCGTTGAATCGACTCAACCAGGGGAAGCGTATACTTCTCCCAGTTGTCGATCCCGATAATCAGCGCCGCGAATTTAAGCATTCACAGCCTGCACTTTCGCCGCTTTAGGTGTTGCCACCTGCTTAACTTCCGTAACCGGCGCTTGTGACTGGTTGAGTTTCGGCGCCACACTGGCTAATTGGGCAATGAAGGGCGCCCATTGGTCACGCACGATAGTGTCCCAGCTAAATTCCTCATGAATGGCCGATTGCGCCTGTAACCGTTTGGCCATAGACCAGCCCCGCCCATTCGACTCCCATTGGCCATGTAGTTCGTTCAGCGCTTCGGTGATGCCATTGTGATCTGGCCACGCTTGCCAAGCGTTCATGGGCGTCCAAAGCATATCAAGCGGGGCAATCTTGTAACCCCAGCGAACCAGTTCAGGCATAGCCGAGAAGTCCGTTACAATGACTGGCACGCCACAGGCTTGCGCTTCGATAATCGGAATCCCGAAACCTTCGGACATCGAGTTACCCAAGAAAGCATCTGCCGAGTTATAGACCAAAGCCAGGAACTCTGCCGGCATACCTCGAAAATACTGGTAGCGTTCAGGAAACAGAACCCGATCCGCAATGCCAAGATCGGCAATCAGCTTGAATAAATCTAGGCCGCCGTACATTGGCGTAGGTTCGGTATGCACGTACAGGCGCGCATGGGGCTTGTCCTTGGCAAAGTTTGCCCACGCCCGCAATTGGACCTGGAAAGCTTTCCGGTCTGGATAGCCTTTGTTCGCTGCCACCATTATGGTTAGGTGGCCCCCCTCTGGGACTCGCATCACTTCGGTTTTGAACTTGGCAACCGTGGCAGCATCAGGATTCACCCGATAAATACCCGTCTCAACACCGTGGGGGATGTAAACGTTAGAAATACCGATCCGATTCAGCATATCCCGGCCCCACTTGCTGTAGGATAAGACCGTGTGCGCGCCCTGTAGCGAGTTGATTACCATCTCTGGGACTGGGTCGTGGTCGATTGGACACCAGGGAAGCCATAAGGCTGGTTTGACCTTATTTGCGGTATCTTTCATGACCCAAACATCAATCAGGCTGACTACAAGGTTTGCTTTGAAATCTTTGGTATGTGCCTCGATAATATCGTTACCGTATGGGTCCATACCCGCTGGGTAGCAACGTAGGCCGCCGACATCATGCACGCCACCTTGAAGCCCGTACCAGGCGAACATGGCGATATTCTCGATGCCACCAAACTCAGGCAGTTGCGCCAGTCTGGGCAACAATGATCGGCTTTGCACACCATAGCCACTGTTTGACCAGGGCGCATTGGACGAATAAAGCATCCGCAACTCATTAGCCATTTTGCACCGCCTGTTCAAAACCAATCTGGATATTGCGCAGTGTCCATTGCCCTTCCGGCGCGCCGTAAACCTTGCG